TGGTTCTCCTAAAGACTTGGGAAGATTTGCAGGTGAACTTGCAGGTAGTACAATTTCTTCTGGTATTGGTATTGCGGCTTCCGCTTTTATTGTTTCTGGGATCGACCTAACTCGTAAAACTCGTCGCGCTGCAGCGACCATCTCTCTTTATATGCCAGATACAGTAACTCAACAATTGGTGAATGATTACGATCAAGTGAGTTTGACGCAGGCATTAGGTAAGGCTGGTTTGGGAGCTCAAGTTGGCAGTGATATTTTAGGTGGAACTGAAAGTTCAGTTATGGCAGGATTGGGCGCGACACGAGGAACTGGAACTGGTGCTGAGGCTGCAGGTTTAATTGCTGAGAAAACTGGGAATTTTGGTGCAGGCATAACGGATGTTTTATTATTCTCTGCTGGGTTGGCATTGAATCCTCAGGTTGAATTATTGTTCAAGAATATTCAAAATAGAGAATTTTTGTTTGATTTCAAGTTTGCTCCAAGAAACGCAAAAGAAGCAGAGGCTATTCGAGAGATTATAAAGAAATTTAGATTCTTCGCTGCTCCAGAAATCCCATCTAATGGTCGTGGAAGATACTTTATCCCACCATCAGAATTTGATATTGAATTTATGGTAGGTCCATATAGAAACACAAATTTGCCTAGATTATCAACTTGCGTATTGCAAGGTATCGACGTAAACTATGGAAGTGCTGGCCAATGGACTGCATTCAAAGATGGTATGCCAGTGGAAATTAGCATGCAGCTTCGATTCAAAGAAGTCGAAATTATGCACAAGAAACTTATCGACGAAGGTTACTAATGAAGTATTTCGAGTCATTCCCAAAAACATTATATACCTTTGACAAAAACACAATCAATGTCAATGTAGTAACAAACATTTTTGCAAGAAATAACTTCCTCAAAGAAGTTGCGAATAATGTAGAACTCTCTTATGAGTATCTAATTGTTGATGAAGATACACCTGACACTTTAGCGCACAAAGCATATGGCGATCCATATAGAAGTTGGATTATTCTATTGTTCAATAACATAATAAATCCACACTATGATTGGCCATTGCGCGTAGCAGTGTTAGATAAGTATATTCAAAATAAGTATTCTATGACTCTACAAGAAACACAAACAACTGTTCATCATTATGAAAGAGAAATCAAAACTACTTCCGCGTATGCTGGTGTTATTCTAAATGAGACAATCGAATCTTCTAGAATCAGTGAATACTCTGTAAATTATACAACAAATGCGATCGCTAATCAAACTGTCTCTCTTCCAACGGAAGCAGATTCTTCTTTGATCATTTCTAGTGAGACAGCCACATATCCGACATATACTGTAACAATTTTGAAAAAGAATAAAGCAGTTTCTATCTATACTTATGAACAAGAAGAAAACGAAAAGAGAAGAAAAATTAGACTCCTTGATCCAATCTATCTTGATAGAGTTGAGAATGAATTTAGGCAATTGATGACAAATGGCTGAAGAATATCTGAACAATTCATCAGATGGAGTATTTGGTTCTAAGGATTTCAAATTCAATTCCTTGGAACTTATCAACTCAGGTGGACAAAGCCTTGATCTGAGACAGATATATGTTGAAATGCAAATTTTTCAAGACATATATGCAAGTGTTATGTATGGAGAGATTTTGATCAATGATGGTAACGATGTATTCAGCAACTTTTATCTTGTTGGTAACGAGTATCTGAGAGTCAGCGTTGATAAGCCAGGATTGTCTAGACCGTTCGAAAGAACATTTAGAATTTTCAAAACATCATCTCGTTCTCCCAGCACAGATTCTGGACAAACATATAAATTGCATTTTTGCTCAGATGAGATGATCACGTCTCAGCAATTGCTTGTAAGTAAGGCGTATAAATCAACAAAAATCAAGAATGTTGTTTCTGACATCCTAACTCAAGAACTCAAGGTTGATGCGACTAGAATTGCATCGCTGGAAGATACTTCTGGAAATTTCGATTTTATTATTCCAAATTATCGTCCACTTGAAGCCATTCAATGGGCGACAGCAAGAGGATATGATCAAAAGAAGTTCTGTTATTTCTTTTTCGAAAATAAGAATGGTTTCAATTTGACTTCTCTTCAAACTCTTATCAAACAAAAACCGTATAAGACATTGAGATATGAAATCAAGAATTCAGAGAGAGATCCTGCTAATAATAAAGACTCTATCGATAATCTAGATATTCTAAATGATTTTGATATGCTCACATCGATCTCTAATGGAGCATTTTCTTCAAGACTTATGTTGGTTGATCTATTCAATCAGAGTTATGATTTTGCAGATTACAATCTAAACATTGCAGAATCCCAAGGTAATTTGATAAACAAATTCAAACCTGTGAACACATTCAAGAATGCTAAAGATCAAACGCTTTTTGATTCTAAAGAATCATTTTTTAGAACATATCTTTCAATCAATGACACAGTGTCAGAAAAGAGTAACGACGTAAAGTATTGGTTGTTGCCAAGAGCAATGCATATGGTTATGCTCAATCATTTCAAAATCAAAGTTATAATTCCTGGAGATATTGAACTCAAGGCTGGTGACGTTGTGAATTACGAATTTCCAATGTTCGAGTCCGCAAATCAATCAAGTAAAAAATTAGATAAAAAGAGAACTGGTAAATATCTAGTCACTTCTGTGAATCATAAATTTACAGAAGATATGTTTGAATCAATTGCAGAATTAGTATCTGATTCTTATGCTGAAGAAGTTCCAGGCGCAAAAGAAGGCTTGAATAGATTATCAAAGAAGGGTAAGTGATGCCAGGAGCAAAGAAAAATTTTATCGGACTTGAGGGATTTATCTGGTGGATTGGGATCGTAGAAGATCGCAATGATCCAGAGCAGCTTGGTCGTGTCCGCGTGCGTTGCTTTGGTTGGCACACGGAAGATAAAATCAAAATCCCAACTGATACGCTTCCTTGGGCACATCCTGTAATTCCAGTAAACAATCCAAATAGTTATACGCCAAAAGAAGGTGATATGGTTTTTGGGTTTTTTATTGACGGTGATAGTGCGCAGAACCCAGCAATTATGGGGGTTTTGCCAGGAAAGCCAGACAAGAAACCAAACTATCAAAAAGGATTTAGCGATCCTGGAACAACACTCAGCGTTCGCCCTAAAAAGCCAGACGATTCAGCAGAACAATATCCAAAAAACAAGTACATAAAAGAGCCAACCGTAAATCGATTGGCTCGTGGTAAGTCAGATGGTACTGTGATCGCAACAAGAAAGAAAAACCAGAAAAAGAATATTCAATCTGCTGGTGGCGTATCTTGGAGCGAACCAAATCCTGCATATGCACCGAAGTATCCATATAATAATGCGCTCGAAACAGAATCAGGTCACGCATTAGAATTTGATGATACTCCAGGAAAAGAGCGTATACACTGGGCTCATAGAAATGGTTCTTATATTGAAGTAGACACAAACGGAAACAGAGTTGAGCGAATACAGAAAGATCACTACACTGTAGTGATGGGTTCGGATTATGTTTATATCGATGGCAAGTGTTCTGTGACAGTAGGTGGAGATTGTAATTTAAAAGTCGGTGGAAACATGAATATCGAAGTCGCTGGAAACTATAATCTTTCAGTAACTGGTGATGTTCGAATTAAGAGCAAAAAGAACTTTACTGAATCAACCTCAGATATGAACATTAATGCTCTCGGTGTTGCAAATCTAACTGCGAATAAGAAACTCAGTCTCAAGGGTGAGACAGCAGCGCTGCAGGGTGATGTTGTTGATATTCCAGCAGCACAAATTAATATGCAATCTGGATCTGCAACGTCTGCTTCTGGTGCTGGACTCACAGGTGGTGGATCTGCAGCATCAGCTGAAGATGCAGCGATTGCCGCAAATACAAATGCAGAATTGGCATCATCAAATTCTGTACCTAGTTTGGAAGAAGTCACGATTACTGCGCAGAAAATTCCTACAGAAGGCTTATCAATTGGTAAGGCTCTTGAGGGTATCACATCTACAGTCAGCAATGTATTCAATAAACTTAATGATGCTGCAAATAGCCTCGGTCAAGATTTGATTGGCAAGTCTCCTCTGGGAGAATTGACGCAAAAGGTCGCAAATTTCGAAGCAAGCATTAATGAGAAGAAAGGTGAGATTCTAGGATTTAAAGATAATCTGAAGAATACACTTTATGCCAAGATCGATGATGTTGCTATAAAAGCAGCTGCGAAGAATATCGATTTCAATGTCGATTCTCAATTGCAGGCTGATATCGATAAAACTTTAAAATCAGCTGCAGCTATTACAACAACTATCGGTAAAAGAATATTCCCTAAAACAGAAACTTTAGAAGAAGTTCAAATCACTGCTCAAAGAACTTCAAGCAATTCTAGTGGATCTGCCTGATGTCTATTGCTATATCTGTGCCATGTGATGGAACTTTGCTGCCAACCAAAGCAGCTCTCACAAGTCTGTTTGTTCAAATTGCTAATTTACCATCACAGTTAACTGTAGAAGTAGAAAGAATTAAACGGCAGCTTGCAGAAGAAATTAGAGACGAGGTTAGACAAGAACTATTGAAAAGAATTGCTCCCATAGAAAGCGCAATCGAAAGCGTCAAGTCTGTGATTGCGTCTTTAGAAAAGGTTCTTGGCAATTTTCCCATTTCTCTATCTAAACCCGTCTATAAGGGTGTGAGCATTCCTGATAAAGAGTGGGAGAGAAGAATAACTGCGTTGTGTCAAGAGTTTCATCTTTATGTTCAGGCTAAACTTCTTGAAATCATCAATTCGGTTCTTCCAGTATCATTCTCTATTCCTGTCTTGGGAATCTCGATTGACATTGTCCAGTTATTCGCAAGCCCATCCTATCGGGCTTCACTGAAGGCTCAGATTGCAGAACAGGTTGATTCTCTTTTCGGAATACTTCCTGAAGTTTATCAATTCTATGATGGTGTTCGATATGGAGTAAACTCTATCGCGATCAGAGCAGAGATTATCTTTTCTTATATTATGGCGAAACTCCAAAATGGAGCAATGGCTTTAATACATGGAGCGATCGGTGGATTAATCAGTAAGTTCAAAACCATATGGGACACTCTTGGGCTTCCTAGCCTTCCTGCTCTCCTCACACTAGATATTGGAGCAATTATAGAAGCAAAAATCGCCTCTTTGGTGGAGAGTTTGAAGAATGCTCCAGCCAAACTGAAAAATGAAATTCGAAAGCAGATTATATCTGCAATAGAGAGTATATCTGTATTCGGATTTAGTCTTGCCTCGATAATCGGTGGAGAGATAAAGGACTTTGTCATTAGCCTTGAAGAGAAGATACATCGATATGTCGAGGCTCTACAGAACTTTGCAGAGCAGTGGCCAATGTATCTTCTTAAGAAGTATATGGCTAAAATCAACAAATTTTTTAAACTAATCGGCTTGGGAGCATTGTTCCAGTGGTTTACGTTTGATTTTTGTAAATTTTTAAAACTAGTCGGAGTTCCAACCTCAATCAGTTTAGATGTTTCGGTTAGTTTGCAAACTGGCGTTACAACAAATTTAGAATCCAGCTACACCGATCCATATCCTGGAGTGACTGGCGAACTCCCAGATCCAGCATAAATAATACATAATTCCACGAGTTGCAGAAAAGAATGTCATTAATCGCTAGAAAATTCTCCGATTTTGATCTAGACTTCACGGCTCACCCTGTGACGAAAGATATTTCGAAGAAACTCAACGAGAACGCGATTGCACAATCAATTCGAAACCTTCTTCTCACAGGTCACTATGAAAGACCATTCAAACCAGAACTTGGATCAAACCTAAGAAAGTTTCTATTTGAGCCAATTGACAATATCACAACTTCGTTGATCCAAGATGCAATCTTTCAAACTCTAAAGAACTATGAGCCAAGAATTGAGATTCAAGAAATTACTGCGGCTCCAAATTACGACGAAGATCGATATGATATAACATTATCTTTCTTTGTTCGTAATACAATTGAACCTATAACTGTAACATTCTTTTTAGAACGAGTACGCTAAATGGCCAATTCAGATGCAAAACTCAAAGTCGCAGAACTAGACTTTGATAAAATTCGAGATAATCTAAAGCAATATCTAAAGTCACAGTCAGAGTTCAGCGATTATAATTTTGAAGGATCAGGCATGTCTGTGCTTCTTGATCTTCTTTCATATAATACTCATTATATGGGATATTATTTGAATATGGTTGCTAATGAGATGTTTATTGATACTGCACTCACTCGTCAGTCTGTTGTGTCTCATGCTAAACTTCTTGGATATACTCCTCGCTCTAGAGTTGCTGCTCGCGCTGCAGTTGATTTGTTGATCACTCCAGTTCCGAATGATTCAAACTCTAGAGTTCTAATTCCTAGATTTACTCGTTTTGTTTCTGAGACAAAAGATGGTGCAAATTATATTTTTGTGACGCCATCAAGTAGAGTTGCAACTAAAAATTCTTCGACAGGATTATTTGAACTTGAAAACTTGGAATTAAAGGAAGGACAACCAACTGGTTTTACTTTCACATACGACGCTCAAACGAATCCAAAACAATATTTCGAAATCCCTGATTCAAACATCGACACTTCTACACTACAAGTTTCAGTGCAAGTATCAGCAGAAAATGCAAATCAAGAAACATATATTCTCTCAGAAGATGCAACAAATGTTGATAGTGATGCTCGAGTCTTTTATCTTGAGGAAAATAAGAACGGCAAGTATCAAATCTATTTTGGTGATGGTGTAATTGGAAAACAACTCACTGATGGAAACATTGTAGTTTTATCATATATTGTTACTAGTGGTGTGAATGCAAATGGATTAAGAACTTTTAAACTTTTAGACACACTACTGGCAGGAAATACATCAACTGCAATAACTCTTGTAAATGAATCATCTTCTGGAGCCGCAGCAGAAACTATCGATAAGATTCGCTTTACTGCTCCAAAGGCATACATTTCTCAAAATCGTGCTGTAACAAAGAACGATTATATTGCATTGATCAATCGCGATTATCCATATTTTGATGCAGTCAATGTATGGGGTGGTGAGGAAGTGAATCCTCCTGTATATGGAAAGGTATTCTTCTCAGCAAAGCCACTTGGTGGATATGAGATTACTGCAACTGAAATTGAACATGTCAAAACAAATATTCTAAAGCCATTCAGTGTTCTTACTGTGACACCAGAATATGTTCCAGCTGATTATAACTATGTGAATGTGCGCGCTGAAGTTTGGTATGATCCAACAAAAACCAATAAAACTTCTTCTGAGGTCAACGCTGCAGTTATTGCTGCAATTCGCGGTTTTGCATCAACAAATCTAAACAGTTTCAATTCTATCTTTAGAGTTTCTCAGATTTCTAGAGCTGTTGATGACTGCGACAATTCAATTGTCAGCAATGATATCTTCATCTCTCTCGAGAAACGTTTCTTTGCTGATAGCACGAAACGTCTATCTTATACACTTGATTTCAATACTGAACTGATCCAAGGAACAGCGAGTGATCATATACAAATTGCTCCATCATTCAAATACTATGATGATACTGGTGTCTTGAGAGATTGCTATATCGAAGAAGTTATCCAATCATACACTGGAGTTGATGACATTTCTGTTCTTGCTCCAGGTAGTGGGTATACAACAACACCTGAAGTAATCATCGAAGGTGATGGACAAGGCGCAACAGCTGAAGCACTGATTGTAAATGGACAAATAAAGAAAATTGTGGTCACAAATACTGGTTCTGATTATACATCAGCAAGCGCAAGAGTTGTTGGTGGTGGTGGAATTGGCGCTCTACTTGATGTAAACCTTCAGGGAAGAACTGGTCGTCTAAAGAGCTATTACTTTGACGAAGTTTCTCCAGTAAAGAAAACAATTGATGCAAATATCGGTGTCATTGATTATCTATGGATCTATCTGATCCTGGAAGCGTAACAACAGTCATTACACCAGTTGTGGGCTAATTATGTCTGTGACAGAAAAAACAATATCTGCGCTGGTTCAAACACAGTTACCTGATTTTATCAGAGCAGATCACCCAAAGTTTCAGCGTTTCATTGAGTTGTATTATCAATGGCTAGAAACAAATAATCCAGACGGTGTTTCTAATACTGCTGGCAATACAATCTATCATGCTATGAATATTGATTCATATCGTGACATTGATAGCACACCATCTGAGTTTATTCGATACTTCAAACAAGAAATATTACCATATTTTCCAGAAAGAACTGCACTCAGCACTGAAAAGATTTTGAAAAGTGCAAGAGAGTTTTATAGCAAAAAAGGTAGCGAAGAATCGCTCAAGTGGTTATTCAAAGCATTATTTGCCGAAGATATTGAAGTTGTTTACCCGAAAGAAGAAATTCTAATTGCATCGGATGGTAAATGGCTAAAACCAAAAGCATTTCAGATTACGTCTAGTGATTCAAACAAAAGTGTAAATGTGCAACTTCTGAATAAGAGAGTTGTAACAGGAACTGAATCAGGTGCAACTTGTGTTGTTGAAACTGCAAATCGAACCATTGATAAAACAAATGGAAAAGAAATTATTGAGATTTATGTCTCAAACGTAAAGCAGTATTTCAATAATGGCGAAAAAATTAGCATTACTTATGTCGATGAACAAGGTGAAGAAAGAGAGTTTCTAGAAAGAATTGTTGGTACAATCTCTAATATCAAAGTTGATTCGAATATTAGAACAGATCCAACACAGCGTCGTCGTGGATTATATTATAACATCGGTGATCCAATCGTTGTTGTTGGTGGTCTTGGTCTTACAGTTGAAGCAAATGACGCAGTTGCAATTGTCGGTAATGTAACTCTTGGTTCTATTGAATCCGTCACAACCAGATTTCCTGGATATGGATATCGTCTATATTCAAATACAGAAGTTATTGTCTACCGAAGCACAGGCGATGATCCTCGCTCTAACTCTTTCACCGATTTGCGCGTTGTGGTTCTAAATGAGACTGTTGATGCAAATAGCGAAAAGAATTTTTCTGAGAGCATCACATATGATCGATCTGTAATCGATTATACAAGCAGCAGTCTTATTAGTGCTGCAAATTTGCAAGCACTCACTCTAAACAACAGAAACGTTCTATTGAACGTAACAGAAACAGATAAAGACGATTATTTTATCAATAATGAACTTTTCTGGGCAAATGGAACAAACTATATTGATGCAAAATTCACAGGTAAAGTTGCAACTCCTAATAATACAATATTTGGATTGAGTGGACCAACAAATAACACAGGCGGTCTTTTGTTATACGATGTTCAAGTTGCAACTGGACTTACTGTTGAGACAGTTCTTTCGGGTCAAACGCTTCGCACACTCAACGAAGGTGGCAGCGGAAAGGTCTTTACTATAAACTCAGTGACAAGCAATAATGTTCCAGCAAATGCAGATAGTAAACTTATACAATGTTTAGACTTTGTGACTGAGAATACAGGTGGAATTGCACTTGTTTCTGTTCTCAATGGTGGTGCTGGATTTAGACAATCGCCAACTTTAGGAATTGAGTCTCATTACGATACTCAATTATCAGCAGCATATGATTATGAAAATGATGATCAACGAGTTCTAAAGAGACAAACTTGGCAGACATTCAAAGATCTTGGTTTGATCTCGCATGTTCGCATTCTAAATGGCGGATCGAATTATTCAGTAAATGACACCTTTGTATTTCATGGTCGTGGATATGGTGGTTCTGGTCGAGTAAAAACTGTCGGCGCAGGAGGTCGTATCACATCTGTTGAGATTACAAATAGAGGTGAAGGATATCTTGCACGACCAGAAGTTTTTGTGACACGAGCAAGTCAGACATTGACTTCTTTGACAGGAACAGTAAATGTATCAACTGGCAGTCGCGTAGTTATCGGAACAGGAACATCTTTTGCTGGAAGTAGTGGTGCGAACACTCGCCACCTAATCAAAGTCAATAATGAAATTCGTCGTGTTGTGAGCGTAGTAAATAACACATATCTGGTTGTAAATAGCGAATTCAAGAAAACAGGAACTGGAAATACTATTCAGCGTTTAGATGGAACAGAGCCAGTGCTAACGGCATATCTATTTGGCGATGGCGTTGAAAATATTGTAAACACTTCTGCAATTGGTCGCGTAAAAGATATTCGCCTCATTTATCGTGGCTATGATTATGTTGCCACACCAAACGTTTCTATGAAGGTTCTTGATACTGTTATCAATCCAGTTCCAGAATCTAATGTGTTTTACGAAACTGAGTATGCTTATCAGGGAAGCAGTTTAGCAACGGCAACATTTAGAGCAAATGTGAAGTCGTATAACACAACCACTGGTGTTCTTAGATTATATGATTATTCTGGAGTATTCAGCAATACTTCAGATTTGATCACAGCAAATGGCGTTTATTGCAACTCTAATCTTTCAATGAACGTTCCAGCTCCAGAGCAATATGCATCTCAAGTTATTGCTGATGGGCTTCCAAACCCAATGAAGTATGGTAATGGTCTTGCGAAAGCAAAAGCCTTCTTCGCTAATGGATTGATCGAGTTCAACGGATTCTATTTGAATACTGATGGATTTACTAGTGCTGATAAAGTTATTCAAGATAGTAAGGTCTATCATAACTTCTCTTATGTTGTTGAATCAGAGAAAAATTTAGTAGATTATGAAACGACAATCAAAAATATTGCTCATCCAGCAGGTATGTCGTTGATTGCAAAGACTATTTCTAAGCAAGAAATTGAAAGAGCAGTTGAGCATTCTTCAAATGTCACTGCAATATTATCGAAGAACAAAACTGATGGTGCTGGAGCTGGAACAGTTACTGTTGCAAACTCATACTCAAATGTGGTTGTAGGCACTTCTACTTTGTTTGTTCCAGCCCCATCAAGCGTTGATTATGCAAATAATAGAGTAAACGTTGGTGATCTATTGATCATCGATAATGAGGCTGCAGTTGGCAGACTTCCAATCAGTAGAGTCATTTCAAATGTAGTAAGCAATACGCAACTTCAAGTATATGGTGACTTTATCTATCGTGGACAAGGTTTAGCAACAAGTAATACAATGTTCCTTCGAATTCTTGGCGCTTCAAACGCCACTGGAAACGAGGTTATTGCTCTTCCAAACTCTCGTTATGATGGACTTTATGCAGGAAACTCGGATCCAAATCCTGATGCTCCGATTGTTTCTGTAAATAATATTATTCGAATTGGTGGAGAAGTTAGAGAAGTTATCTCTGTAACAAATGCGACGCATTTTGTCGTAAATAGTGATTTTCAAACATATTCAAGTGGTAAAGCCCTTGAAATTCTATCAAACACTCGCCTCGTCATATCAGGAAATGCGAATGTGTTGAGTGAGTATGTTGTAGTTGGAGACAATGTCTCATTGAATATTGCTACTGCAAATGTGTACACAGCACAAACAGGAACAGTCACTGTGTATGATACTAATACAACTGTTGTTGGTACTGGAACTTTATTCACAACGCAATTGGTAGCCAATGACTATATCATGGTTGCAAACCAGGTTAGACAAGTAATAAATATCTCTAATGCGACTGTTTTGACTGTTGACTCGCCTTATTCATCTAATACCAATGATATAATTTACTTGAAGAGAGCAACATCTCAAAACGCTAGAGTAAATGCAATTATAAGCAACTATATTGATCTCAACCTTTGGTTCTATGGAAATGTGACTTCTTCTGTGTATCATGTTGTTCCAAATCTTGCAACTAGCCATAAATTTAGTATTGTAACGCTAACAGGAAATTGAAATATCAATGAAATCTCTCATAACACCTCTTTTTAGCAATTTTCTCATTGATAGAATCAAAGACGATCTATCTAACTCATCTGTTTGTAATGCATATATTACAATCGGTCGATCAAATTCCTTTACAGGAAATGATCCAGCTAATGTTGAGAATGTAATTTATACCACTAATAGTAAAAATGAATTCTACTATAGTATGGTTGGTATGAAGAAGATTTATGAGTCAGATATGCAACCAGTTATTTCTAGAGTCGACTGGGCATCTGGAACGACGTATGACACATATGAAGATCATATTGAGATTTTCTCTTATGTTGATTATCATAATCTTGGCTCAGCAAATTCTAATGCGAATACAACTCTAAGTGGCACAGTCGGTATTACAACAAACTCTAATGTTGTGGTAGGCACTAGCACCACATTTACTTCGTATTTGTTTCCTGGCGATACAATTTCAATCAATAATACAACAAAGAGCGTTGTTTCTGTAACGAATAACACCTCACTCGTTGTGAATAGTGTTTTCTCGAATACAAATTCAAGTCAGTCACTAACTCTACTTTCAAATAGTCAAACTATCGTTGGCATAACTGCAAACTTTGTTGGTAATGTTGGAACAGGTAATGTTGTTATTGTTGGCGAAGATGCTCGCGAGGTCGTTTCTGTCAGAAGTAATAAAGTTATTTCTCTAAATGCCAATGCTGCATATTCAAATTCAAGCGTGACAGTGCAACGACGAGATAATACTTATCCTCAAGTTGCAAACACTTTTTATGTTCGCAATAATCGCGATCAAATTTTCAAATGCCTGTTCAATGGCAATAATGCAATCTCTACTGTAGAACCAACGATCGACATCGATGGACAACTTCCAGAGAATCCATTCATCGTTACATCAGATGGATATCGCTGGAAATATATGTATACGATTCCACCTGGTCTGAAGCAAAAGTTCTTCACGAAGCAATGGATGCCAGTTGTAACAGACAGCGCTGTGGTTGCTGGATCTAAAGATGGAAGAATCGATATTGTACGAGTTCTTTGGGGTGGCTCTGGCTACTCAGCTGGTGGAAATACAAATACAGGAAGTTTCCTTTCTGTGACAAATACCGATGGATCTGATGCAAGATTACTGGCTCGCGTCTCAAACGGAAATATCACCTCAGTGACGGTTCAGATCGGTGGTAATAATTACACTCGTGGAACCATCACAGCAAACAATATTCTTGCAAATCGTTTAGATCCTGCAACTCTAAATGGTACATTCAATATTGATGGCTCAACTTATGTGAATGCAAACACGGCGAATGCAAGTACGACAAGATTCCTCGGTAATGTATTTGTGAATGACATTGTCACGATAAATGGTGTCTCTAGAAATGTCGTTTCAATTGTAAATAATACAATCCTGCAAGTAAACACTCCATTTATCCATGCGGCAAACACTCAAACTGCATATGTAGATCGATCAAATGCTGTGTTCGATATTCAAATCGGACCTTCTGGTGGTCATGGGTCGAACCCTGCAAGAGAACTTCGTGCGCATAGTCTAATGATTTGCGTAGAATTGAACGATGATACAGATGGAAATAAGATTCCAATCAGTGATTCTACAACGAACTTCAAGTTCAATCAAGTCGGTCTCCTTGTAAATCCATTGATTGCAAATAGTGCATGGTATGCAAATCTAACAAATTATCGTGCTACGACTCGCCTCATTGTCAGCGATCCGACCGTCGCAGAGTTTGTGAATGGAGAAACAGTGTTTATCGGTTCCTCATTAGCTGCAGCCAATGCAGTAGCGAATGTTGCTCACTGGTCCGCAGGGGATAATTATCTGTACATAAATAACATCACAGGGGTGTTTCCTGTTGCGGCTCAAGTGCGTGGTGCTAACTCGGGAATTACGACTCCGATTCTATCGGTCTCAAACTCAGAGATAAAGCCATTTAGCGGTGATTTGATATACATGGAAAATAGAACAAATATCACTCGTGTAGATAATCAAATCGATCAAGTAAAAATTGTACTGTCATTTTAGGTAAAAGTTCATGGAATTCAACATAGATCCATATTACGACGATTTCAAAGAGAACGCATTAGATAATAACTACATGAAGATTCTCTTCAAGCCTGGTCGTGCTGTTCAGGCTCGTGAACTTACACAGATTCAGTCTATTTTGCAGAATCAAATCAAGGCATTTGGTGATCACGTTTTCCAAGATGGCTCTCCAGTTATCGGCGGAAACATGACACTTGACAATACTTGCAAATGGGTGAAACTCGAAAAGACCTATAACACGGTTGATGTTGATGTTGCTGATTTTGAAAATCGCGTCATTGTAAATGCTTCTGGAAATGTCCAAGCAAAGGTTCTAGCAACTTATTACCCACTTGAAGGCGACCCAACTCTTATGGTTCGCTACATGACAGGAAATGAATTCGGCTTTGCAGATACTGTTAGAGTTGCTGGCGAGATAACTGAGGCAAGAACACTATCCACAAACACCAGCGGTCTCGGCACCGTGGTTTCTATCAACGAAGGTGTCTTTTATGCAGATGGATACTTTGTAAAAGTTCTCGATCAAACTGCTGTTGTAAACGCATATTCTTCTTCTGCAAATGTCAAAATTGGTCTAGAGATCAACGAAGAAATTGTTGACAGTGAGATTGACACAACGCTTTTAGACCCAGCACAGTCTTCTTTCAATTACCAAGCTCCTGGTGCTGATCGCTATCAATTTAGTTTAGTTCTAACAACACGACCACTTGATACTGTTGTCGACGAATCGAAGTTCTTCGAACTCATGCGTGTTGAGAATGGTCTTATTACCAAACAAGTCAAATATCCAGTTTATGCTGAACTCGAGAAAACTCTTGCTCGCAGAACATACGATGAATCTGGCGACTACACAGTCAAGCCATTCCGTGCATCAATTGTCAACGGTCTAGACGATGATCAATATACAATTGCGATCGAACCAGGAAAGGCTTATGTAAAGGGATTCGAGTTTGAAACACTTGGCACAATGAAGGTCAATGTTGACAAACCTCGTAGCGCAGCAGATGTAAAATCGCTTTCTGAAGTTGACGTCGACATCTCATATGGCAATTATGTATTTGTCACAGGACTTCGCGGAAATACAGTAACTTCTGTTGGCTTCCCAAATTTCTTGGCATCAGAAAAGGTTGATCTACACTGCGTTGATACATCATCAGTGAATATCGGTCTAGGTTATAATGCAAATACGCAAACGTATCAAAATACAAAAATTGGTTCAGCAGAAATTAGAAACTTTGTTAGATACAGCGCTGCATCAAATACTCAATTCGATTCAAACGGTGCGTTCAAACTGTATTTGTCAAATATCTCTTTAGAACCAATCGTTGCAAAGGTCGGTGGTGCTTCTGATAATGCTAAATCAATCACGTTTAGCGATAAATTTTCTCAGAAAAGCAGCGCCTATGTAAATGCAACAGTAACGATTCTTCCAGTATCACTGACTGCAATCGGTAACGTATCAAAAGCCAACGTATATAAGGGTGGATACACAGTAAACGCAAACAGTGCAACCGCAAACGTATTCGCTTCTCCAAATATTGCAATTGGTGATGTTGTTCGTATCGGCGATGATGTTCGTGAGGTTGTATCAATCGATGACCCAAATAATCGATTCACAGTCAATACTGAATTCTCGCAAACAATAATTGGAACTGGTACTGCTGCTCCATTACAAATCTTTAGACAGAATACATATTCTTCTAATGTTGTAAATCAAAGTAGAACAATCATTCATTATGATGGTTCTACTAAAAAGGCGACGTTCGATCGAGAGTTCGATGATGGCGCTAAGATTGGCGGTGCGGTTGCCAACGCTGCAACAGTTGTTCAGCTGAACTTCAAAATTGATCAATTAGAATCAGTTATTTCTGGTAATGTGACTTCTAATATTGCTGATGTGAAGCCAAACGTTTCTATGAATGTTTCTGGATATTCAAAATATCTAACAGGCGAGACTTCGTTTGAAGACACACAAAAGAAAGCATTAGTTTTCAGACTACCAAGAACATATGCAAAGCGATCAACACTTCAGAATGTTGACTATGTGCACAATAAGATTATTTTGGGTCGTAGCAATAACTCTACCGTTGGTGAGTTTACAATTTCTCAAGGAAATGGTCTTGAAAGTTATGAGTCAATCCCATGGGCACAATCAACTGGATCTGTTCAAGATAATTTAATCGTTGTTGTAAGAAATAATGGTGGAAATACCATCTACTCAAACGGTGAGGTTATTCAACTTACTGCATCAAACGTAGAAGTCTCTTCATCATCTTTGAAAGTCAAGACAAATATCGCAGACATAACTGCAGTTGATATTATTGTTTCTGTGAAAGTCAATGATGCAGAAGATAGAATTAGAACTAAGAATTTCTATAGTAATACTGATTACTCTGGAACTTCTTCTAACTTCACATATCCTGTAGCAGAAAATGGTACTGTGACAGTTACTGTTTCGAATTTTGGAACCGTTGCAAACATTAACACAGCGCAAGGACTAGTATTCTTAGGAAACACGCAGTTCAATACTGTTCGCCCTGGCGATTCAATCAGTTTGTTTGTTCCTGATGTTGTAAAGATCAATAAGATTCTTGCTGGAAATACAACACATTATCCAGATGCAAATAACGTTCGTGATATTACGAACAATTTCTATGTCGATTATGGTCAAAGAGATGATCGCTATGATCATGCCAAGATCATCTTGAAGGATGGATATGATTCACCAATTGCAAAACTATTGGTTCATGTGGATTATTATGAGCATATTTACTCTGAGGTTTCTGATAAGACAACGTTCTTCTCAGTAGACTCATATCCACAGAGTCACTATACAAATGGAATCATTCCGATCTATACATCTTCAACAGGCACAGTTTATAATCTAAGAGATTGTTTAGATTTCAGAGCAACTCAAACATTGGGTGATGGATCAGGTGGGTATACAATTCCTAAAATTCCTTCACCTGATGAAACATCTGAACTCTCATATGATTATTATCTACCTCGTATCGACAAACTTGTATTGTCAAAAGATAAAGAGTTCAGAGTTATCAAGGGTAAAGCTGCAGCGCAGCCATTACCACCCGCAGATACTGATGATTCAATGACTTTGTATACAATGTATCTACCACCATACGTGGCAGATGTTCGTGAAGTTCGTATGAAGTATCGTGAAAATCGTCGCTATACGATGCGTGATATTGCATCGATGGATAAAAGACTTGAGAGAGTTGAGTTCTTCACATCGCTGAACAATGTTGAAAAACTTGCGATGGCAGATAAAACTCAATATGAAGATGGCACTGAGAAAGAGAAATACGGTATTGTTGGTGAGAATTTCACCAACTTCAACATCGTTGATTATAAGAGCCCAGACTTCAATGTTGCTCTTGAAAATGGATTCATGATTCCTGCAATGAAGGTTTTCTCCTTGGGACTAAAGACAATCGATAGAGAGAATACAGCACTCAATCGTAAAACAGTATGCTTGAATTACAGTGAAGAACCAGCAATTGTACAAAGTCTTGCTTCTGATAAGGCAGTTTCTGTTCAACCATTCTTGTTTGGGCAGTTCAATGGAAGCATTGTTCTCACCCCAGAAACAGATACTTGGGTTTCAGAAACATTGAAACCAGAAGTTATCACAGTTCCAGAAAAGATTATTGAAAAAGAAACTGTAATCAGAGAGAAAGTAATTGAGCCACCTGCTCCACCAACTCTACCTCCACCAACAGGAAATAGTGATGTCATTATCATCACCAATCCATTCCTTCCACCACCTCCAACAAGCAATGATGATATTATTATCATTGCACCAGAAGATCCATTCAGACCAATTATTGATGATGGCAGAGATAGAAAACCTGCAAATGAAGATTTGAATATTCTCCCATCATACCCAGAGTTTGGTGGATTCGAATTTGACCCATGGTTTAGAATTTCTCCAATCAATTTTGGCGTAAATTTCACCTTTGGTGCAACTGGTTTTAGTGCGGGTAATTTATTCTCAAATGGTGGATTGTTCAATGAATCATATTGGGCACCTGCTCCAATTGAACCAGAAATAACAATTATTCAACCTGAGCCAAATTATGAATCATCTGTTCCAACAGTTCTACCTCCATTGAATCTAGATAGTGCAGCCACGCTTGATTCAGGCGGTGGTGGCGGAAAGGCAGAACTTGAACGCTATGATTATGATAGAGAATAGAGACTAATAGTAAATAGAGAAAAAATATGGCAATTACAACACAGACTGGTAAAGTTGTCGTCGACACAAATTTGATCCCTTATATCCGAGGGAGAGAAGTTGAATTTTTGGCTTACAACATGAAGCCTTATAAAACTGCAAGAATGTTCTTCGATGACGTTGCAGTAAATGGTTTCTGTCAGTCATCAAATAAAGTAGTTATTGATGCCAAAAAGGCACTCAAGTATACAGACAGCAGAAGCGTTTCTTCTGGCGCAAATACAACAATAACTCAAAATGACTATTTGTATCAAGGTGATAGTTATACAAGTAATACATTTGTTGCCATCATCGAAAGCAGTATTGCAGACGAACTAATTCTCAGAAATATATCTGGTATGTTCAATGAGGGTGCTCAAGTTTATGCTGCGAATGCAAACACAAAGATTGCATATGCTCGAGCTAATGTTGTTTCTATAAATGATACTGTGACCGCTGATGTATTTTATCCTGGAGAGGGTGTCATTTCTCTTCTCACAAATTCATATGCCTCAGTTCTAGCAACATCTGGTCCAAATATCGTATACTTGAAACAAAATTATTTGAATCTAAACATTGCTGCTGTTGCTGGTACTCTTGCAGTTGCTGCAAATTCATATAGTCCAGGAGATATTGTGTATCAGACATCTGACTCAGCTCAGAGATATGATAGAGCAACATTCCGTGGAATCATGAAGTATATCAATGCACAAGGAATGATTGCAATTGAACCAATTTATGGCGAATTTGAAGCAAACTCTAGTTCGTCATATATTTGGAATGCGTCAAATACATCTGCCCCAGCTGTAAATGCAACAAGTTATATTGGAACATCATTCTATTCTACGAACACAAGTGTAATTCCATTTATCAGAAGTATTCAAAACACCTCTACTGCAAATTGCAGAGTGCTTTCTTATAAGCATTCATCTGGTGTGATTGCAAATAATAATTCTGACTCTACCACAATTATCTTGAATAACCTTGACAATAGTGGAACAATCAATGGAAATTTGATTTACTTCTGTTCAGGAACTGGTGTTGGTGAGTCAAGATCTATTGTAGGCACCTCTACTGTTGCAAATACAACAGTCGTAAGTCTTGGAGGTGCACTAACATTTACACCAGACGCGACAACACGATATTCTATCGGAAATCAAATTGTCGATGAGTATGGCGCAGTCTCTGGATTATTTCACATCCCATCGTTCCCTGGATTCAAATTCAAAACAGGAAATCGTATCTTTACGATAACAGACACTGTTCGTTATAATGATCCAGATTTTGGAATGCGTGCTGCTGCGACTTATGCTGCTTCTGGTATTCTACAAACGACACAGCGTATTCAGACAACACCTGTATTATCACCACTACCAGAAACGGATGGTAATTCCGCTGTTGCTCCATCATCTCCTTCTGATAGACCTGCAACTGGAACACCAGTAAAGCCTCCAGTTACTGGGTCAACAGCATCAACAATTCCAAGAATCCCATTAGGCGATGGCATGGCGCAGACATTCTTTGTGCCAAAGCCAAAATCAAATAAGCAGGATTATGGTCTATACTGTACCTCTATTGATCTTTTCTTCAAGAGCAAGCCATCTCTTGCAACTTATGAAAAGAATTCTGTAACTTTGACAAGAGGCTCTCTACAACTTCCTGTAACTGTTCGAATTGCAGAAGTAGAAAACGGATATCCAACAAAGAAGTATCTTGCATCTAAGTCTGTAAATGCAAAGGATGTAAAGGTATCATCTCTCCCAAGCACAAATGATCCAACAACAAGCACAAAGTTTACATTTGACGATCCTGTGTTCCTAGAACCAAATCGCGAGTATGCAATCCTTGTTGGCTCAGACTCTCCAGATTATGAGTTGTTCATTGCTGAACTTGGTGCTGATGTTCTTGGAACTGGTACAACATCTACTGTTCGTATTTCAGAACAGCCGTATGCTGGATCATTCTTCCGATCACAAAACTCAACGACATGGACGCCATATCAAAATCAAGATTTGATGTTTGTTCTAAACAAGGCAGTTTTTGATAGTTCTGGCAGTGTAACGTTCAATCTAGATGCTCCACCAGTTGCGAATATCGATATTGATCGTGTGATGCTCACATCAACTGATTTGAGTTTCCCTGTTGGACTTATCGATTATAAAATGAAAGGCGTGTATTCTGCAACTCTAGATCGCGAAACCATTGGTGTTGACCTTGAACCAAATAGACCAGTTGAGTTTGGAACATTGCTTGATAAGTCTGCTAAAAACTCAATCAACAGAAGAAAATTGATTCAAGGAAACGCAAATAGCGTTCTACTAACTGTCGATATGTCATCTTCTGATTCCGATATTTCACCAATATTGAATTTAGAGAGACTTGCAATTACTGCAGCGACCTTCTCAATCAATAATGCTGGATTGTCAAATACTAAAATTGCAATCACAAACTATGGTACTGGATATACAAATACTCCAAATATCGTAGTTGGCAGCTCAAACAATACTGTGAATACTGCAGCACTTGCATTCAAGAGCGCATATTTCCCAAATCCAACATACAATATTGGATTATATGCGATCACTATCTCTGGTGGCGGTGGATCTGGTGCAGCTGGATTTGCTGTTGCAAATACTGACGGTGCAAATAAGATCAATGCGATTGTTCTGACTCATATGGGTAGTGGTTATGTAACTACTCCAACAGTGGCTGTCAATGCACCAACAAATCCAACTGGAAATGTAACTGCAACTGCAGTTGTTTCTGGTGAAGATGGAAAGAGTGGTGGTAATATTCTTGCGAAATATGTTACAAGAGAAATTGTTCTAGAAGATGGATTCGAATCTGGAGACTTGAGAGTATTCATGGACGCAATTCGTCCAACAGGAACTGATGTTCTCGTGTACTATAAAGTTCGTTCTGGAGATGATCCAGAAACAATTGGAGATAAGAGCTGGAAGTTGATGAGCAAGGTGAAAGATGTTTATTCTAGAAATACAAATACCTTTATTGGGCTAGAATATCGACCATCTCTTGATGAAAATAAAATCAACTATATTGAGAATGGCGTTTCTTATCCAATCGGTGGAACATTCAAGCACTTCCAAATCAAGGTGTGTATGATTACTAGCGACCAATCATTGATTCCAAGAGTCAAAAATCTAAGAATCACTGCTGTACCAGAGGGTTGATATGAGCGACAAAGCAAGAGTGAGTGATAATTTGCATTATGTAAAAGATATGAACAATTTTGCAATATTGAACACAAATAAGGCGTCAGTTGCAAAACATCAACAGAAGATTGCTGAATTGCGAAGAGCAAAGATGGTCGAGGAAGAAATAAATACTTTGAAATCAGAAGTTTCAGAAATGAAAACTATGCTAACCCAAATACTGAAGGCAGTCGGCGGCGAGAAATAACATGGCAAATACAATAAATGTTGCAGAAGTAACAACAAGCAATACATTCAATCAATGGAGAATATCAACAAATCTGTTGAGAGATGACGTCAATGAGATTGCTCGTGGCGATTTTTATAAGCATGCTGGCAATGTCATTATTGAGCATGGTTATGTTCGCATAAACAATGCAAGCGGTGGTGTTGTACTTGATGTCAAAGATGACACGAATATCGACGGCACTCTCACAGTATTCAATATCGAAGTTGACAATTCTTCGAATCACCTTTATGTCGACGCTGGTGATATCAAATTTCGCCGTATGGGTGCAACGGATCTATTTGCAGTCAATACAAATACTGTATTCTATGGTGCAAATGTCACAGTTGCTAATGCTACGCATGGAACACTCAATGTAAATGTTCAAACTGTGAGAATCAACGTTGGCGATACGATGAACATCGCTAATGCCTCTGGTGGTGTGACACTCAACATCCATCCACACACATATATTTTTGCAAATGTAAACGTTACTGGTACACTGAATGTAACTAATAATGTATTTGCATATAATCTAAATGTTGCAAGTAATACAGCAACAGGAAACCTAATTGTTCGAAATTTGGCAAATATTGATAATGCCAATATTATTACTGCATATGTTCGTACATTAACGGTTGAGGATCCAATTCTTGCTCCAGCTGTAACTGATGGCGACAAATACGTTCTACGATTCAGTTCTGCTGCTGGTGGTGATGGATACTTCCGTGTTCGTCGCGGTCAGGGTGCAGGTACAGCCAATGCTGATCTACACTGGAATGAGACAACTGGCGCTTGGAATATTGAATATAATAATCTTCCAGCAAATGTTGTTATGGGTAATATCACTGCAAACTTTAAATCTACAAAAGATTTTATTGCAAGTTCGACAACTGGTGGTTCAATTTCTGTTGACTTATCAACTTCAAATTGGTTCAAATATATTTTAAGTTCTTCTGCAGTGTTCACATTCGTCAATGCGCCATCAGATGGTCTTGCTAAAACCTTCTCTCTTGTTCTAATTCAAGATGGCACTGGCGGAAGAACAATAACTTTCGCAAACACAATTTACTGGTCTGGTGGATCAATCCCTCCAGCAACAACTGGAGCAAGTAGCAGAGATCTTTGGACATTCACATCATATGATGGGGGTTCAACATACGTTGGAACG